ATGGACCTCGTCTTCGCGCCGAGCCACGTTGAATCTTGGCCGATTGCCCGGCTGCGCCCCTATGCCCGCAATGCCAAGATGCACGGCGACGACCAGGTGGCCAAGATCGCCGCCAGCATGGCCAAGTTCGGCTGGACCGTCCCCTGCATGGTGGCAGACGACGGCGAGCTGATCGCGGGCCATGGAAGGGTGCTGGCTGCGACCATGCTCGGGTTGACCGAGGTACCGGTGATCCGGCTCAGCCACCTCGACGAGGCGGAACGCCGAGCCTACCGGATCGCCGACAACAAGCTGACGGAGCTCGGCGAATGGGACGAAGCCCTGCTGCGCGACGAGATTGCGGGGCTGCTGGCCGAGGATTTCGACCTGACGCTGCTTGGCATCAGCGACGATGAGCTTGACGCGCTGCTGCGGGATCCCGACGCGCTGGGCGACGGTGGTCCGGTCGAGGGCGAGGACGATGTGCCCGAACTTCCGGTCACGCCAGTGTCGGTGCCGTGCGACCTCTGGCAGCTGGGCGCGCATCGTTTGATCTGCGGCGACAGCACTGCGGCCGATGTCGTTGGGCGGCTGCTCGGTGATGTCCGCCCCCTGCTGATGGTGACCGACCCGCCCTATGGCGTCGAATACGATCCCTCCTGGCGCAATCAGGCTGGCGCGGCCAAGACGAAACGCACAGGTAAGGTGCTGAACGACGACCGGGCCGACTGGCGCGAGGCTTGGGCGCTGTTTCCCGGCGACGTCGCCTATGTCTGGCACGGCGCGCTGCATGCCGCGACAGTGGCCGAGAGCCTGGTGGCCGCGGGTTTCGCCATCCGGTCGCAGATCATCTGGGCCAAGGACCGGCTGGTGCTCAGCCGGGGCGATTACCACTGGCAGCACGAACCCTGCTGGTATGCGGTGCGCGCCAAGGGCAAGGGTCACTGGGCGGGGGACCGCAAGCAGACGACGCTGTGGCAGATCGCCAACCGGGATCAGGATGCCGATACGGTCCACGGCACGCAGAAGCCGGTCGAATGCATGCGGCGGCCGATCCTGAACAACTCGAGCCCCGGCCAGGCGGTCTATGAACCCTTCATGGGATCCGGCACCACGCTGATCGCGGCCGAAACCACAGGGCGGGTCTGCTTCGGGATCGAGTTGAACCCGGCCTATGTCGATGTCGCCATCGAGCGCTGGCAGTCCTTCACCGGACTGGAGGCCGTTCTGGCGGAAACCGGCGAGACCTTCGCCGCCCTGAAGGCGAAGCGGCTCGCGGCATGAACGCGCCCCTCCTGCCCGGTCGGATCGAACACTGGCCGCTTGCGCGCCTTCGCCCCTATGCCCGCAATGCGAAAACCCACGATGCCGATCAGGTGGCGAAGATTGCCGCCAGCATGGCGGAATTCGGCTGGACCGTCCCCTGCCTCGTCGGTGCGGATGGCGAGTTGATCGCGGGCCATGGTCGCGTCCTGGCCGCAGTCCAGCTCGGGCTGGTCGAGGCTCCGGTCATCGTGCTGGGCCATCTGACCGAGGCGCAACGCCGGGCCTATCGCATCGCCGACAACAAGCTGACCGAACTGGGCGGGTGGGACGAGGCGCTGCTGCTCGAGGAACTGCGGGGCCTGATGGCCGAGGACTTCGACCTGGGGCTGATCGGCATCCCGGAGGATGAACTGGACGCGCTGCTGCACGATGCCGACGACCGCGCGCCAATCGACGATGACACCGCCGACACCATCCCCGAGGCCCCAGCCGATCCGATCACCCGCCCCGGCGACATCTGGGCGCTGGGCGATCACCGCCTGATCTGCGGCGACGCGACCGACCCCGCCGTGGTGGCGCGACTGATGGATCGGGCGCAGGCGGCGCTGATGTTTACCTCGCCGCCCTATGCCCAGCAGCGCGACTATGGCGCGGCGAAGGAAAAGGTCGGCGATTGGGATGCGCTGATGCAGGGCGTCTTCGCCGCGGCGCCGGTCACCGCCGATGCCCAGCTGCTGGTGAACCTCGGCCTCGTCCATCGCGATGGCGAATGGATCCCGTATTGGGAGGGCTGGGTCGACTGGATGCGCGCGCAGGGCTGGCGGCGCTTCGGCTGGTACATCTGGGACCAGGGGCCGGGCCTGCCGGGTGACTGGAACGGGCGGCTTGCGCCCTCGCACGAGTTCATCTTCCACTTCAACCGCCAGTCCCGGAAGCCGAACAAGACGGTGGAAAGCAAGCACGCGGGCGAGACCCTCGGCGGTGGCGGCCTGCGCGGGGCCGACGGCACGGTCCATCGCAAGACCGGCTTCGGCAACGCCATCCAGAGCCATCGCATCCCGGACAGCGTGTTCCGCATCATGCGCCACAAGGGCGGGCTGGGTACTGCCGGGTCGCACCCGGCCGTCTTCCCGGTGGCGCTGGTCGAGGCGGTGCTGGAGGCCTTCACCGATCCCAGCGACCTGGTGTTCGAACCCTTCTGCGGCTCTGGCACCCAGCTGATCGCCGCGGAACGCACCGGGCGGCGCTGCTGCGCGGTGGAACTGGACCCGGTCTACTGCGACGTCGCCGTGCGGCGGTGGGAGATGGCGACGGGGTTGCAGGCGAGGAGGTCTAGCTCGTAAGGCGATCACCCACATCTTTTCGAACAAGCTGACGTTGCGGCCACAATCTCCGGCATGATAGCCTTGGGGGCAGAGAAGTGGTTTTGCCTATCAGAGGAACTGAAGATTGGAATCACCCGAGGAGCCGTTTCACACAGAGAGCATTGGAGCAAGCAAGGGGATAAATCCATTCTTTGGAGAATGGCGGCACAAGTTCAATTTTTCGCCCGTTCCACACACCGCAAACGGAGCCCGCCGCAAAGAGTTTTGCGAGAAGGTTCAGAGCGAAATCGGGTGCTCCTATTACTTCACGGACGAAGTAAAGGTTGAGATAACCCTTCACATCGACGAGCAAAGGATCCGCGAAACTGATCAAACTGCTGATGTTGATAATTTTGCCAAGTGCATTCTCGATTGCATCAAAGGCAAGCACGGAATCCTGATAGACGATTGTCAAATACAAAGTTTGCATATTTCATGGATCGACATTTACGATGAGCATGAATGGTTTGAAGTCGAAGTGAGAGGTCACCCTGACGAATTTCTGCTGCGCGATGTTTGTCTGTACGAAATGCCCGATGGTCTCTGGTACCCACTCAGCAATCACACATGGGATGCAGGGGAGGCAAAGCCACTCGATGAAATTTCGGAAATCTCTGGCCCGCTAATTTTAGAAGCGATGACAGACTTTTCCCGGAGGCTTCGTGCAATGCTCCGCGACGCTGGATTCAACAGAATCAAAGCTTATCGCGAAGCGAGATACCACGCCACTGGCGCGCGCGGCTTTCACAAGTCACGGGTTGAAGGAGATTTCGACCTCATCGCCCTGAAGGATTGGCGAGCTAGAATAGCCGAGCTTACAGAAAAGGGCGATTCTCGGATGAAGTCGGTTCATGCAGCACTAGTGGAGTTCAAATCGAAGAAGGACGAGAGCCTCAAGATCTGGGAGCGGCTGTACCGCTCTAAAGGGGCTAAGTCCTGACGCAATACACCGTCCCTCTTCCCTCGACCTTCTCGGCTGTGATGGGAAGGCCGAGTTTCTTCTTAAGCGCTCCCGAGATCGAACCCCGTACAGTGTGAGCCAACCATCCGGTAGCCGCGACGATCTCGGCGATGGATGCCCCCTCGGGCCGCTGGAGCATGGCGATGATCCGCGCCTGCTTGGTGCCAGCGCGAATGACGACGGGTTTCGCGGTGTTGGCGTTGTCGGACACCGGTTCCGGCTTCTGCTTCGACTTCCGCGCGCTGACGACCGCGCTGGCCACCATCGGCTCGATCCCGATGGCTTCCAGCCCGGCCTCGGTGGCGATCAGCGTGGTGCCGTGGCCGTCGCCGGTCTCGCGCCACATCGGCTCGCCGCGGCTTGAGGCTGCCTCGACCTCCTCGAGCCAGCCGCGGGAGATCATCTTGCCGACGACCATCTTGGCAGCGGCGCCGACCAGCCCCTCGGGCAGCGGCAGGGCGAGATTGCCGGGCCGGGTCGCGGCGCGGGACAGGATGAGGGACTGGGTGTCGGACGGGGTGGTCATCGGGGCCTCCGTGGCTGTGGGCGCGCGCTGTGCGCGCCTTCTACGGAGGCAAGCCCCGTCCTCGGACGGGGCGGCCGTCGCGCGGTGTGGGCGCGTCAGGCGGCGTGTTCGCCCTCGCCAAAGAAGAAGTCAGTGATCTTGCGCAGATCGGCGGCAACGCTGTTGAGTGATCCGACGGCACCCCAGTTGATGGCGTCTGGATCGAATTCGAAATGGTCATCGCTGAGGGCCTTCAGGCGCTCCAGCATGGTGTCGATCTCTGCTTTGGCGGCGATGAATGCGTCGAGGGCTTTGTCGTTCGAGGTGGCGCGGCGGGTGGTCATGGCGGTGGCATCCTTCGGTGAGTTGCATCGTTTCCTTGCGATCAGATTCGCTCTGTCGCGTCCTCTAATCAACTGAATACCAAGCAATATCATCAGCTTGATCGGAATATCCGCGCCATGAAGGGCATGAGCGAACGCGAGTATGCGGCCCATTCCGGCCTGTCCCGAGGCGGGGTGCAGAAGGCGCGCAAGAATGGTCGGCTGGTGGTCCATGACGATGGGTCGATCAATGCTGCGGCCTCGGATGTGCGGCGGGCCGAGATGACGGATCCCGACCAGCAGCGCCGGTCACTTGGCGGTGACGGGCTGGCCAGCGGCCCGGGTGACACGACGTCCTACATCAAGGCGCGCACGGCGCTGACGGTTTACGCGGCGCAGGAACGCCAGCTGGCCGTGCAGAAGAAGAAGGGCACGCTGCTCGACCGCGCGCGGGCGGAAACGCTGGTGTTCCGCCTGGCGCGGCAGGAGCGGGATGTCTGGGTGACCTGGCCCGGACGGGTGGCCGCGCTGATGGCGGCGCAGATCATGGCGGAGGTGGAACGGCAATCCGGGGCATCGGTGACGATCGAGACCGCGATCATGCAGAGGGTGCTGGAAGCCCATGTCCGCGAACAGCTCGACGCCCTCGCCGACCTCCGGGTCTCGCTTGCATGATGAGGACAATGACACCGACCTGACCGCAGGTCTCGACCTCGGCTTCGACGGCGCAGAGGACCTGCTGAGAGTCTGGCGGCAGGGGCTGCGCCCCGACCCGAACCTGACGGTGTCGGAATGGGCGGATCAGCATCGCTGGCTGTCGTCGCGGGGCGCGGCCGAGCCGGGGCGCTATCGCACCGCCCGCGCGCCTTACCTGCGCGAGATCATGGATGCGCTGTCGCCGGGTCACCCGGCCCAGCGCATCTCCTTCATGAAGGCCGCGCAAGTGGGCGCGACCGAGGCGGGCAACAACTGGATCGGCTTCGTCATCCACCACGCGCCGGGGCCGATGCTGGCAGTGCTGCCGAGCCTGGAACTTGCGAAACGCACCTCGCGGGGCCGCCTTGATCCGCTGATCGCGGACAGCCCGGCGCTGCGCGAACGGGTGAACCCGGCCCGGTCGCGGGACGCTGGCAATTCGATGCTGTCGAAGGAGTTTCCCGGCGGCATTCTGGTGCTGACCGGCGCCAATTCCGCCACCGGCCTGCGGTCGATGCCCGCGCGCTATGTGTTTCTGGACGAGGTCGACGCCTATCCGGCTTCGGCTGACGAGGAAGGCGATCCGGTTACGCTGGCGGAAGCCCGCACCACCACCTTCTCGCACCGGCGCAAGGTCTTCATAGTCTCGACGCCTACGATACGAGGGCTGAGCCGGATCGAGCGGGAATTCGAGGCGTCCGACCAGCGGCGCTACTTCGTACCCTGCCCGCATTTCGGGACGATGCAGTGGCTGCAATTCGACCGGCTGCGCTGGGCGAAGGGGAAGCCGGAAACCGCCGCCTACCATTGCGAGGGTTGCGAACGCCCTATCGCCGAGCACCACAAGACCGAAATGCTGGCCCGCGGCGAATGGCGGGCGACGGCGGTTTCCAGGGATCCGAAGGCCATCGGTTTCCACCTCTCGGCGCTCTATTCGCCCTTGGGCTGGAAAAGCTGGTCTGACGTCGCGCGGGAATGGCTGGCGGCCCAAGGGTCGGACGAGACGCTGCGCGCCGCGCGCAACACGCTTCTGGGCGAGACATGGGTCGAGTCGGGCGACGCGCCGGAATGGCAGCGGCTGGCGGAT